CGGGATCAATATACCCACAAGTAATGCCAGAAACAACAGAAGAAATATGGTCTCTAGCACGGTCATATAAAGTGGAAGATGTCTTATGAAAATCACCATCAATGTGCCCAATGGCTCGCAATATGCAACCAAGATTCCGAACTGGGAAACAATTCACAATATCAGATGGTGAAAATTTTAAAAACTGTAATTGTTCAAAACGCGACCATGGCTTAACAGTAACTATATAACCTGCGGATTTAGCTCGTTCAGGAATACTGTCAATCATATGGTTGCGTGTAACATCACTTTTATGATTATAAAACAATGCTACGCCAATCATGAGGCTAGCAACATTATTTAAAACTGTGGTAATATTGATACCAGAATATTCAAAAGGTTGTGTGGGAACTGCAAAAATTTTCTCCTTTGAATCTTCTGGGTTAGGTATTACAAGTGGAATCTGTGCAGCCCGGCACATACGCTTGAAATACCGTCGATATGGTTCAGGTACCATGTTGACCAATAAATCGAAAATGGGTTCAGAATTTGACCTGTCACAACTAGAGATGTCTAAATCAAAGAATAATGGACCTTCTCTAGTAGGAACGGAAACAATGGCATCATCGGAGTGGTATACCATACATGGTCGATGTGCGTTATCACGTATAAATTCAAAAGATTCTTGCATCGATTTCTCATCTGTATGCGCAACGAATTTAAAAACACACCAGCCAAGGTCAATTACGCCCATAGCACGTTTCAATGTATCAATCAACCAGCCACCCAACAAAGACTGAGGGGTGGTCATATCGACATAAACACGGGCATTTTTACCAGTTTTAGCAGTTTCAATCTTAACTTTAGCCGTAGCAATAGAAGCATAAGTTTCAGAATGAAATTTCCCACCAACCAACAACTCTCTAAATGCCTTCTGACGCAATTCTTTCTTAACATGTGTAGTTTCAGAAAATTTGAAGGCACCAGAGATATCATCGGTTTCATCAATCATGTCAAACTGGTTAAGGACACAATTTACTATTTTTGTAATAACGCTTTTATTTCGGCGAGTTCCCATCCGGCAGAAGGAACGCTGATTACTTAATAATTGCTCTTCGTTAATACGTGGTTGAAACATCCTACAGAGTGCAGATGTCATGTTGTTTAAAGTACGGGCATAAACAATAGTGCCACTATAAAAATACATACCATATGTGCGATATGATCGCAAAGCTTTTTGTTTAACGTGGTCGTGCGATGTAAAAGAGAAGCTACTCTGCCATGCATCGGGTTGTATTGGTGGCTG